GATGTTGCAAAAGTTCACTCCATTAAATTAAGGTGCGGATCGGAAATACAAGCCAATCATTTTTGGAAAACTATGGGATTTCATTGTGAGTCTGTAACAGTTGGCGGCATCAGAAGAATGAGAGATATAAATTGTTGGCGATACGATTTGCAACCTGTGTTATTTATGTCTCCAATAAATCCATCGAATAAGAAAAAAAGCGCAAGTGTTTGGGCAAAACGGAAAACATCTTCAGAAAGTAGTTTTTTAAGAGGGAGAGCATTAAAAGTTTATCGTGAAAAGATTTTGCAGGAAGCAAACAATGACAAGACAAAAGGATGACTTTTACTCTACTCCGTTGGTTGCAACTGAAGCACTGCTTGACCATGAAATATTTGATGGTGACATCTGGGAACCAGCTTGCGGCGATGGTGCTATCTCTGCGCCTGTCTCTCTATACCACAACGTCATCAGCACTGATCTAAATGACTACGGATACGGCGATTCGGGCATAGACTTTCTCATGGAACAAAAGCTTGCAGCCCCCAACATCATAACCAACCCACCATATAAGCTGGCTCAACAGTTCATACAGAAGGCTATTGATCTAGGTGCAAAGAAGCATTGCTGGTTGTTGCGTCTGTCATTCTTGGAAGGTCAGCAACGCCGTGTCTATCTCTTTGACAAACATAGGCCAGCTAGGGTTTGGGTGTTCTCTCAACGGCTGACAATATGGCGCGGTGATGAAGAACCAAACGGCAATGGCACAACCGCTTACGGCTGGTTTGTTTGGGAAGGTAACGCAACGGAAACAAGGATTGATTGGGTATGACTGATAGCAGACAAAAGGGTGCGGCGTTTGAACGTCAGATTGTAAATTATATCAAAGACCATCTTGGCGAATCATTGCCGGAGTTGCCGAAACGGAACCTCTCTCAATACCAAGTAAAAGGTGAGGCTGACATTTTGATCCCCGGCTATAGCATCGAATGTAAGGCTTATGCATCTGGTGCAACTTACAAAGAGGCATGGTGGCGTCAATGTTGCGAGGCATCCGGCGATAGGTTCCCGGTCTTGATATACAAGTTCAACAACCGCCCAATCCGTTGCGTCATACAGCTTATGGCGGTGTGTCGATCTTTCTCTTATGATCCGCAGCTTGTGACAGAAATGTCATTGCCAACTTGGGTTCAAGTCGTGCGCGAGTCGTATGGGGTTGACAAGAAAAATTGACTTGATAAAATCGCGCTTGCGCGTCCCTTAAAGCATTGCTTAAATAAAGCATGCTCCGATCAAGCATGCTCAAATCAAGCATGCAAAACAATCCATTTGTAAATAAAAAAAAGCATAGCCAAGTATTAAGGCTATGCTTTAAGAAATGCCACGCTTTACTCCCTTATGCTAATTGGAATTGTCTTAATTCTTCCAAACCATTTTTGGTAAATTCTCTATGCCCTTCGTCCGGCTGGTATCCATCAATGCTTATCCAACGAACAAGACCCTCTATGCTACCGTCACCATATTTCGTGGCGTTGTATTTCTCTATGTAGAAACCAGCGGCTTTGAGTGATGCGCCTGATTCATGCGGTTGGGTGTACGTTATCAGCACACGGTAGCCCATGGCAAAGCAAGCCTGTCTAGCCTTACCAAGCAAGAAACTTGCAAGCGGTAGGTTTTTCTCTGTTACGCATTCGTCATCTGCAACACATAGCCGCCTGATCTCTGCAAAATCTCTCTTCTTTGACCATGCAGACGAACATCTATCAACGGTCACTATGCCGTACATTTGCCTAGCTGAATAGAATTTATAACATGGGCTTGCGCCAATACTGAACATGTGCCGCTTGAGTGGTGGCGAATGTCTATGATATTGTGCCACAAAATCCTGCGCCTCTTCCAGCTTCAGTCTGTGATGATAAAGCCTCATTGATTCAACTCCCTCTCTCTCTCTGCTCGCTCTTTCTCTTTCAAGCAGTTGTGTAGCTTGGTTACGGTATCTGGCACATGAGTTTTGCCAGACTCGTAATTACGAATTGTTCTTGCTATTACACCTAGACGCTGCGCCATTTTCTCTTGGCTGAGTCCTAGTTGCAGACGTTCTAGCTTGATTTTTTTTGCATCCATGTTATTGTCCTTTCACTCCGTTGACTTTGCTAGTTGGGGTGTGAGAAGCCGCTTTAGCGCAATGCTTTGGCGGTTTCTCTTTTAGTTTTCCATTTCTATATCGTGATATATGGCATAGCCAATCAAAGCATACTGGGCCTTGGCATCAATCATGCCATCGCAAACCCACATTTTAAGTTTGCCTTTCTCTGATAGTGACAGACTACAAACGTAATCAAACCCACTCTCATTATCTGTCATTGCCTCAATAACTTTAGCTGACCAGTGCGCGGTGAATGGTGACTGGCTTGTCGTTACCACTTCACCCAATACGCTACTAATAAAGCTACTGCTAAATGCAAACGCGCTGAGTCTATCTAAATTTTTCATTGCTTTTCCCTTTCTCTTCTAGGCTGCTAGTTAATTGCCAGCGATTAGAAGCCCACTGGCTGGCTTTGTCATGTCCGGGCTAGGTATCCAGCCCAAACAAAGTTTATCGGCTTGTGCGACTTTCTATGGCGTAATAGCTAAGAAAACAGTGACGCAATACCACAAGATAAACGTCACCACATAAGCACCGATAACCATGCCTATAAGCTTGGCAACAATCCGGGCGACGTTGTAATTCCGCTGGGTTGCCTTGGTAGCTTGGTCAATGTGAAGCTTCAAATATTTATTCATTGGCTTACCTTTCTCTTAGTGTGTTAAAAATACAACGGGTTTAGAAGCTTGCCAGCATAGGCCACATGCGCCGCAATCTGATACAAGCGTTTCTTCGCCTTTCTTTGCAAGCTTGCCAGTCTCTTTGCTTATTTGCGTAGGGCATTTAAAAGCTTGTTTGTCGTTTAGCAATTCCAATGCCCGGTCATCATCAGCCGATAAAGCGCTAAATGAATCGGAATAAGAACCGCTAAAACGTACCGCAAAACGTATGCCGCAAGCCATGCGTAACGATAATATAGCTTGACCTATCGCACGCTCTTTGTTGTCCGGTGCATCAAACTGATTAGCCGTGTATCCGTACACATGCAAAGCCGGAAACATTCCAAGCCATTTGGCCCATTGCGCCACATATGACACGCTGAAAAAATCACCCAATACATGCAAACGGACTAAAAAGCCTTTCGGGTGCTTGGCTTGCAATGTTTCTAATTCTGATTCCATTGCTGCAATCAAATCATCATCAGCATTGTAGCGCACGGCAAACATCATATTATTGCCGTAACAGTCATGCCAATGCATACAAGACGCCGGACATGTGGCGCGTTCTTGCAATGTGACTGTATAGATAGGAAAGCCAGCAAGCTTGCCGCGTGTCACTTTCTTGCCAAGCTTGATATTGGTGCTTTTCTTAATGACTGTTTCGCTTTTTGCCATGCCATCCGATACGGATTTGACGCGGTTATGATAAACGGATTTGCCAGCCATAACGGCTCTTTGTGTCTTAGATAATTGTTTCATTGTTTGATTCCATTGCTAGTTGATATTGAGAGGATAAGGCAAGACTTGCCGCATTGTCAACACCCGCAATGCATTTTTTTCAAATTATTTTTACATGGCTGTAGCAGGGATATATAATAAGGCAAAGCTTGCCGCGTTTACCGTCTACAAAATCTGTGCTATTTAATTAAAGTGTACAGCAAAAGCATGGTTGGCTTGGCGCGGCTTTTTGTTGCTGGCATTTGGTTTGCTTTGTTGTTTTTCCAAAACATGGCCAGACAGAGACAAAGCCATTCATGCGCGGCATTTCTGTTGCATTGTTGCGCGGCGTGCAATAGTGTGGCACGGGGGGTGCGTTATTGTTGCGGTATGCCCGACACGCGCCACCCTCTACTATATGTGTTAAATGGTACGTTACAACACACAGCCGGAGGTTACATGGCTAGGTTCACGAACTTCAAGAAAGACGGTATTGCTAGGCTGGTAGGCGATGGCTTTAGCTTGGTACAGGCTTGTGAAGAGGTTGGTATTAGTCGTAGTGCTGTATATAAGCATATGCGGCAGGATGAGAAGTACGATGCTGTTATTAGAGAGGCACAGCGTCAAAGTGCTGAGAAGGCTTTGGAAGAGTTGGATGGGCTGTATGACGATGCGCTTCATAAGCGTAAGGACTATGATCCGAATGTGTTGAGGGATTATGCCAGCCATGTTCGCTGGAAGGTTAGCAAGGTGATACCTGAGCGGTTTGGTGAGCAGAAGGCTAGGGCTGGGGTAGAGGTTACTGACGGTGCGGTGAAGATACTGTGG